CTTGCCCCCGACAGTCAGGGTGCTGCATTTCCCCCCCTCGTGAAATTTCGCCCGGAAGCCGTTACCGGCCGCCGCGTTTCTTTCGTTGTAGCCTAATAGGGTCTGCGCGGTTTCATCTTTTAGGTAGTATTTTTCGGGTACGTTGTCCTCGGTAATATCCTTTAGATATATTTCCCTATCTTCGGGCTGGGGTATCGCGCTGTATGCGCCGTGGTCGCCGATATGTCGTAGGCGTATGTTAGTCCAGTAGATGCGCTTTCGGGTCTGCGCCGAAACCAGCGCACTATTTATGTGTACGCCTGTAACGCCGATAGCATCTGATAACACCTTTTCCCATTTCTTACCCATTTCGACATTTTCAAGTAAAAACAGGATGTCGGGGTTAGTTTCGCGCAGCTCTGTGAGTATGCGCATATATTCCCAAAATAGATAACTTTGCCCCTCAAACTCTACCCCAGCGGCTTTTAGTTCTAAGTACCTTGACAGGGTGTATATTTCCACCTTTTCGGCGGTACTCATCCCGGCACGCTTCCCGGCGAAACTAAAAGACTGGCAGGGTGAGCCGCCTATTAGCATATCGATATGACCCAGTGCGCGGCCGTCGATGTTCCGCACGTCGCCCAGTTGTATGGTGTTCGGAAAATTTGCCATAGTGTTTTTTATGGCAAATTTATCTACTTCGCTGGCGTAGTATTTTTCAATCGGTATGCCTAACTCTTGTAGGGCGATACGGCCGCAGCTCATACCGTCAAATAGACTTAATACAATCATATTTCAAATAATGTCGGTTGTTTATGTTTAGCGTACCATTTGGCGATACCCTCTTTACTTATCCACCAGTCAAATACTTCCTCGTCGGTGAGGTCGGCGTACTGGTTCATATAGCCGTTTTCCCTTAGTTTGGCGATAGTGCGAAGCAACAGGGCGCGATACTTTGGATAGGCACTCCCCTGTCTTATAATTTCCTTTTTGGAAGCCATAGGGCAAAACAAACACCCTAAACGCCGCCACCCTCTATCATATAGGGCGCAGTGTTCAACCTTGACCACTTCGTTAAGGAAATACCATACGTCGGCCTCGCTCCAGTCGATAATTGGGTTAATTACGATTTTGTCTTTGCCTTTGATACACTGCACGCCCTCTATTTCCTTTTCGCGTGTAAACTGGTCAAACTGTTCGAGTGTACCTCTAAATTTAGGCTCTCGACGGCCGATTATCTCGGCCTCATTTCGTTTGCTGCGTTTAACGCTTTCCTGTCGGCGCACCCCTGTTAGCGTAACTGTTCCTGCACCTTTTGTTTCTTTAAGTACGGCACAACAAAAGCGCATACGCATAGTGGGTAATGCCTTTTTCTTAATACACAGCTGCGCAAATGTCATGTCGGGGCGGCCGGTTATTACGTCCGGGTAGTTGCTTCGGATAAAGCGCACCAGCTCCGGCGGGTCTAAGGTCGTTAAAGCATAGTGCGCTTCAAACTTAACCCCGGCTAATTTGGCGACAGTGTAAAGTGCTTGGCTATCCTTGCCACCGCTGAAAGCTAAGTAAAAACCGGCGGCGTAATACCGTAGTGCTAACGCCTCGGATTTACGCAGTAGGTCGATACTATGTTGTAATTTGTTATCGAAATTTTCGGGTTTCATTTGTTATTGTTTACTTGGTCGTTACAGGCTTCTTGCGTAGGTTCTACGATGTTTTCGGAAATAGTGCAGGTTCCTATATCGTCGCCGTCGGCTTGATAGAAAATGCACGTTTGGCAAGTTTCCGGGGCTTTGTGGCTCATGCCAGTACGGTTTCAAAGTTGTAACTACGTTTGTGGCCTCCGGCTTTCGATATGCGCACGTTAGTAATGCGCATAGGTAATTGCGTGTCGTCCTTTGCCACCGCTACCACACTCCTACCGATTAGGGTAGGTTTTTCGTAGCGGTTAAACCATTTGCGCACCAGTCGCCACGTGACTTTTTTACGCGGCGATACTTGGGCCGGGCGTGTTAGAGGATAGAAAAGCTGGTACAGTTTTCGGGCCTCTTTTTTGTTTAGGGTTACGCCGCAGCTGTACGACATTTTCCGTGGTTCTTCCGGGGCCGGTGAATTAATCCTATTTGGTAGTGCCATGATGTTAGATTTTAGCGGTTAATGCTTCGTGTACTTCTTCGGCACGTTTTGTGATACACGTGCGTGTGTCGCCGTCGGAATAGCCGCAGGTTTCAGCCCATACCGTTACCCACACGCCCAGTATCCTGACCTGCAACCTGACTGTGTAAAGCACGGTGTGATATGATTCGGTATCGGGATTGCGGAAAACATTTTCAGTGACGCGGAACTTACGGCACCCGTTGTTACTTGACATCCACATATTTCGGTAATTTTCTAATTCTGTTTAAGGTATTATGTTTTCTAATCTTTGAGATAATACGGCGTGCTATACCCCGCACCTTCAAGCGGCAGGTCGCGGCACCAGTCTATCGGCTCGCTAAATAAAGCCTCTACATCGGCCAGCGGTCGGTCGACAGGCGTTTCGGCTATTATTTCGTCATGTACGTGGAACACCACGGGGATACCGGCATCCCTGGCGCGGAGTATGACCACCCCCAATATATCGCGGGCCACCGCCTGCACGATGTTCTCGGTGAGTTTGCCGCCGTATGTACGGGTAATCCCCCATTTTTTTGTGGTTTGGTTCATACCCTCATATTCGATAACCTCATGGTCGCCTCGCCAGCCGTCGTTATATTCCATGCTTATGCGTGCGCGTGGGTAGCAAATAGTGCGTCCCGACGGCAGGGTGATAAGCAGCATGCCCCATCTGAAACCTATGGTGATGCCCCGGTGTATCGTTATGGTGTTGCCGGTTTTGATTGCGGTAACCGCTGCTTTCTCGATAACCCTCCAAAGCTTTACGATATTCGGGTTGGCTTCGCGCCACAGCCTCACGGTCTCCTTCTCTTCCTGCTCGGTCAGCCCCAGCTTCGAACCGCCCATGGCCTCCAACGCGGCGATACCGCCACCGTAGCCTAATGCCAGCACGGATATTTTGCCTTTTTGGCGCAGATGGCTGTTTTTGCCGTGCTTCTCGACAGGCACACCGAACATCTGTGAGGCCGTAGCGCAATAGATGTCGCCGCCCTCCCTGAACACGTCCAACACCCAGCCCTCACCGGCTATCCATGCGATAACGCGTGCCTCGATGGCGGAAAAGTCGCAGACGTGCAGGATATGACCCGGAGAGGCAACAAAAGCCGTGCGTATAAGTTCGCTCAGCACCTGCGTGACATCGGCGTAGTTCATCTCGAACTCTTCAAGGTCACCGGCTCTAACCAGTGCTTGGGCGTAGTCCAGATCACCCAAATGGTTTTGCGGAAGGTTCTGCACCTGTACCAGCCTTCCGGCCCAGCGGCCTGTACGCGCGGCCCCGCAAAACTGCAGCAGCCCATGTATGCGTCCGTCGTCGCACACGCACGTTTGCATAGCTTGATACTTCATGTTAGAGGTCTTAGCCATTTCGCGGCGTAGAGCCATAACCCGGCGTGCTTTGGGCCAGTAGGTTAATGCGTCCTCGATTTCGTCGATGTTCTTTTTGTTGATACTGGCAAAGGCTAACCCGGTTGTGCGTTTCAAATATTCCTTAATCTGTGCCGCGCTGTTCGGATTTTCCATGCCGGTTATCTGCTGCGCCTCTTTCAGTAGTTTGGCTTTATATTCGATGTCGAAGCGTGCGGCAGCGTCCACCAGTTCGCGGTCAATAAGTACGCCACGGTCGTTAATCTCCTGGTCGGCTATATAGAGCTGTTCGTCAAATTCGGCAGGTTCAAGGCGGCGCACTTTGGCTAATAATGCCTGTTCTACCTCCACGTCGCGTATGCAATACTTTTTGAACGTGTCCCAACGGTCGGGCGCGGCACTCGGCAGGTGTCGCACACCATTACGCCCCGGCATAGAGAAAAAGCGTATAAGCGTCTTGCCCTCGGTCATTTTGCCGTCAGCCAGTTTAAGCACCTCGCCGCACTGACCCAGTGACAGGGGTAAACCCATCCGGGCGGCGCGTACCATTGTGCATTTCCACTGCGCAGGATCTAACGGTTTGCTTAGTCCGAAATGCTTACTAAGGCAAATGCGTTCAAATGCTGCGTTCCATGCGGTTTTGATTACGTCCGGGTCTGCCAGTGCGTTTAATATCTCGTCGGGCAGCGTTTCGCCCTGCGCAAAATCCACACACGACACCGGGCCGTTATCCACGCTGTATGCAAATAGCAATACCGCAAAGTCCGGGGCTTCGACGTACTTATACACTCCGCATTTTGACAAATCGCGGCTGCTATACGTTTCTATGTCTATGCCTAACTCGCGCATTTTGCTGTTTTTAGATACCCCCCCCCGGCGCATGGCCGGTATGGGGGTATGTTGTTAGTAATGGAATTTGTTTTATAGGTCGTCATCATCTTCGCTGTCGATGTCGGCAAAGTCGCTTTCGGCACTTGACCGGCCACCCAGCTTTTCGTCGTCCTTAAACTTCATTATGTTGTTGAGGCCACACGCTACGCCGCGATTTCCGTTTGTGTCGTAGGGGTAGAAAGTGACCGATACGATAGCCCAAACGCCGCTGTAGATTTCTTCCTCGTCAACGATGGACGATTTATCGCGGTTGACGATGCCGGGGCGCGTGTTGCTTTTGGCGTTGACGTAAAGCATACCGGCATATACTTCGTCGTCTTTGTCGTCGCCGTCGCGTAGCGGCATATCCAGTTTTTTGGGTTCTTTGCCGCCCCATTTCGACACGATGCCGGAAGCCTTAGCCGCTTCGATGGCTTTTTTGATGGCGTTTACGGTTTCCTTTTCTCCGGCAGGGATAAGTACGTTAGCCATGTACTTGGCGTTTTTGTCGTCGCCGTCGGGGTTGTATTTGCTAAATACATGGGTGTAGCTGAGACGGCAGGGGCCGAATACTACTTTGTTGTCTGTTACTTTAGGGGTAATCATACTTGGTTTATTTAATAGTTATACTTCGATGTCGTTAAAGTCGTCGGCTGCGGCGTTATACGCCGGGCGTTTGTCGTCGGCTGTTGTCAGTGTCGGTTTGCCCTGCGGCTTGGTGATATAGTCGGCGCACATGGCGGCCAAACGCTTTTTGCCTACCAGCTTTTCAAGGTCGCCGATACCGCATAATACGGCTGGCTTCATGTACTCGTTTTCGTCGTAGCCCTCTTTGGATAGTAGGGCGATAACGGCTTTGTCATCGGTGATTTTGCGGTTACTGCGCCCCTCGACTAACTTGTAGCCTGGATAGGTTACACCGGCTAACGCCTGTTGCAGTGCGTAGTCCTCCATACTCGACACCCACGATTTTATGATAGCCAGCCACGGCAGAATGTCGGTAGCCATTTTCTTAGGTGTGAGTAATCCGGGGTCGGGGTTATCTTGGGCTACGGCTGTGCATTTTTCGGCCAGTGCTTTGCAGCCGCATTTCACTTTGCAGAATTGGCACCACTCGCCGGGGTTCTGCTTGCCGTTGTTGCTAAACGCTTCTATGGCTTTGGGGCGCAGTTCCTCGTCGGCCCATTTCAGTAGGTCAGTAACCGACATTTCAAACTCGCTTAGATTGTCGATACGCGGCTGCACGATAGTCATGCGTACACGGTCTATGCGATACTCAAAGCTGTGTTTGAGGTATGCGCCCAGTGCGTAGATTTTCATCTGCTCGTTATCGACAGCCGACACGCGCACGCCTTTGCCGTACTTGAAGTCGATAACCTCCATAAGCCCATCGGCTATAATGGTCGTGTCGGATGTGCCGAACGCCTCCGGCACATATTCGGAAAAATCTAATCGGGTTTCGATAAGTAGCTGCGCGTCCTTTGTCACAGTCCGGGCGGCGTTGAACTTTTCCAGCACGATAGTTTTGTATGTGTCGGTGTACTCGTCCATTTCGCCGGTGTGGTACTGGGCGTTTAATTGCGCTATCTCCTTTTCTTCGGCGGAGGTGTCAAGCCCCATAAACGATTTCAACTTTTTAGCGCAGTATGCGTGCGCTAACGTACCCTCTTGGGCATAGCTGCTATCATTGTCGGGCGCGGTAGCCTCCAGCCGTGGGGCGGCGGTGCAGTTCATCCACCTGTGCGCCGCCGACGGCGATAATAATGCGTGTTGTCCGGGCATGGCTTAGTTATTTAGTAGGGTGCTGGGGGGGGTGCTATAAAACCTTTTTCGTCGATAATGAGCGCGTCGCACTCGGCGGCGAATAGGCCAACCTTTTCAGGATCGTCAATCAAAGATGGCTTTTCATAGCCGAGAGTTATCGCAATTTGCTTAAACATGGAGGTACAAGCGCGATGGTATTTTTTGTATGTCTCGCTTTCTGTATTTTCCTTGTAGTCCTCGCCCTCAAAACGCTGACGGGTGCGGTGCATTATTTCGCGGATTATCTCGCCCTGACTCTTTCCGGCCTGCTGCGATGTCTTCGGAGCGGCAGGTTTAGGCTCGGCCGCCTGTCCGGGGACTTCGGGTTGGGGTACTTCCTCGGCGGCTGCCACCGGGGCGGCGGTGCCGGGTGCTTTTGCGCTTACCGAGACCTCGATGCTCGACTCCCGGCGTGTCTGCGCGCCGATCTCATTGGTGACGGCTTTTTCGATGCGTCTGCCAAGGTTTGGCAGCTTGTCCTCCAACAGGGCAAAAAGCCTGTCTGAGAGGGTTAATTTTACTTGTAATTCCATATAGTAAACTTCTATAATGTTGATTTCTTTGTCATGCAGTACACCTGTGCCGCGGTATTGAGGTCGGCGGCTGTCGCCACCGGGTTGCTAGTCAACCAGTCCTCTAACTCCGTGCGACGGAAAAAGCATTTTTTGCCGCTCGGCTTATAGTGCGGTACCGCTCTTGCCGAGGTGAGCTTGTACAGGTAGCTTGCTTTCAGCCCCATATATCGGGCGGCCTCGTCCAAGGTCAAGACCTCTTTATGGCATATCGCGATGTTTTCGCTGATCGCCGCCGCCAGTCTTCCTGTATCATGGCTGGGCGTTTTTAGTTAGTGTCAGCTGGTTGTTAGCATAATCCGATACCGCGCTAAACTTGCAGCGCAGCGAATTTTGCAGACGGTATGCTATCGCCTTACCGCTGTTTATCGCGTCTGCGTCCGGCAGCTCAAATGTGACGGTTTGCCCTATCTCCATTTTGCGCAGTGCTTCGCTTGTTACTTTTTTCTTTTCCATATTGCGTTAAATTTCGATGTCGATAAACTCTAACAGGTTGTTCGTAATCATGCTGTTAACTTGTAGCTGTGCGGTCTTAATCCCATTGTCCTGCATCCATCGTTTAGCACGGTTTACAGCTGTCTGCTTGTTTGAACCGTCGGGGATTAACGCGCCTAAATCCTCGTAGTTTTCATCCATTAGGGCAAACCAGTAGCGTTTCATAAGCGTAATGTTTTAGCGTGGATAAAAAGTAACTATCAGTCGCCCGGCCTGGCCTTTGAACTGGGGTGCGTGGTTGAGGCTCTTTAATGCTTTCTTTGCGTAATGCTCGGCGTGCAGGTCGCCCACCATTTCGCAAAACTTTGTAAAGCCTACCACGATGCGTTTGCGCTCCTGCGGAAAGGTTAGGCGTATGAGGTAGTCGCGGTTGATTTTCTTGCGCAAATCCTCGACGTTTTCGATAGTGTACAGTCTCCTCATTGTTCGTTATTTTGTTTGTTATTCTTTTGGCGGAAAAGAAAAACTGTCATAAATTTGCAGTTGGATATATTGAGGTTAGGCAAATTGTCTGACAGCTTTTCTTATGTCCTTTTGTTTGCTATTCGCATTGCAAAGATATTGTATTACATTGTATTTACAATATAGCTATATTGTATTTAACTTGTAATTAACTTTTGTAAACATAAATAAACAGTATGGCTCAGTCTGAAATAATTGACCGTATCGAAACTTTTTTGGAGTTAGATGGCTCATCTACAAATAGTTTTGCTCGGATGGCTGGAATAGATCCAGGTAATCTCGCGAAGATGTTGAGCGGAAAACAAAAGATAACTGATAACACGCTTCGCAAGATTTCTACTTCGCACGGCCTTAACTTTGAGTGGCTAAAGTACGGTGAGGGCGAAATGTGCGCAGCAAATGAGCCGACACCCGAAATAAGCTATACCGACGGTGTGCCATATTTCGATGTCGATTTCAAATTGGGCTTTGATGAAATGGAACACCCCGGCGCACCTAACCCGGAATATCTTATACGGATGCCGGGGTATGAAAAGGCTACGTTGTGGTGTAACGCTTCGGGCCACTCGATGGAGCCGGAAATAAACAATGGCGATATATTGGCATTACAGCGCATAGATGATTTTTCGTTTCTGCCATTCGGCGACATATACGGCATTATCACTACCAACGGCATGCGCACTATCAAAAGACTTGGCCGCAGTATTAAAGACGGATATTATAGGCTCATTCCGACAAACAAGGATTATGATGAACAGGAAATACCCATTAAGGCTATTTCAGTTGTGTATCGTGTAATGGGTGCTATGAAAGCGTTTTGATTACGGCTATGCTTAGGGTTTTTGTATGGGTGTTTGTGGGGTTGGTAGTCCTCATAGTTTGGTTGATTCTTGGTGCATCTAAAAATGAAAAACAAGCAAGCGGCCCAAAGACGAGCCAGCTGCCTAAACCCTCTATTAAGATGCTTAACCGGGATGGCGATGCGTATGAAGATGAATGGCACACCTATATTGCAGGATTAAAACACCACATATCAAAATACGACATAGGCGGCTTTACCGGCTATGTCGTAAAAGACCCTCACAATGAGTATGACCGCAATGCAATGGCGGTGGTTAGTTCTATAAAACAATTAGGCTACATACCTGCAAAAGAATTATTAGATTATATTCAATGGAGCAACGGCGCGCCAATGCCGTGTGTCGGATTTATATATGTTGATGATGGGCAGTATCGAGGTCGAGTAAAAATTTTGCGGCCTTGTAGTGAAGAATTTCTACAGACAGAATTTAGTCGTTACCTACAATGGGTCAAAGATAACTACGGAAATGAATATTTACCTAAAACAATGTCAATGCGGTTTGACATAGAATAATTACAAATTACAACTTCAACTCCGGCAAACTATTTATAGCGGCTTCTTTGAGGCTGTCGATGACCCGCGTGTACTTCTCGGTATGACGAAGATCGCTGTGGCCTAAAAGGTTTGCCACCGTTTTGATGTTTGCCCCGTTGCTCAGTATGTTGGTGGCGAACGAGTGCCGGGCGCAGTGCCATGTTATGTGCTTCTCGATCCCGGCGTGTTTAGTCCAGTGACGCAATGCCTTGAGGCACATCGTATGGGAAGGCAGGGGGAATATGCGGTCACCCCGTTCCCCTTTGCCGATCAGTTTCAACAAACCTTCGTTCAACGGGATAACAACGCCGCTCGCGCTGCTGTGCCCTTTCGTCTTACTTTGCTCAAACCTCAGTACACGGTTGGAAAAATCCACGTTGCCATATGTGAGGTCTTTGACGTCGCACCAGCGCAAACCGCAGTACAGGCAGAAGATAAAGGCTCGGCGTATGTTAGGGTTTTCCCTTTCAACGGGGGTTGCGATCAATGCCTTCACCTCGTCTATGCTCAGAACATCCTTTGTGAGTTTGTTTTTATCTATTTTTATAGAAACGCCGTGGCATGGGTTTTTCCGCATGACATCTTTCTCCACCGCCGCCAGTATGACCTTTTTGAACCTCGCATATAACGTGTGCGGCGTTTCCCCGTTGAAATGATTTTGCAGATACTCCGTAAATCCTGTCATCATCTCCTTCGTAATCTTATCCGGATGCAGCCGGACGGCAAGCCTCGTGTATTCGTTTCGCCCTTTTAGGAAATCCACAAAACACTCATGCGCACGACGGATTTTGTTTTTGTCAGTCTTCGTATATTCGTTTACATAGGCGCGATACCAGTCATGGAAATTTATGTCCCTGTCTTTTTTGAGCCGGTAGCCCCCGGCACGTTCCAACAGCTCCTGCCCCCGTTCAAACCGTATGCGCTTGGCAGCCTCCAATGTTTCCTTATTCTGCTGCCGCTCCTGCGGCGTGCGCGGCGCCTGCCACAGATACAGGCCCAGTAGTTCGTTCCGGCGTTCGTTCTTTTGGTAGGTGTTGCCGTTTTTACTGGTAACCTCCACCTTGCCGAAATAAAACTCCAAATAGAGGCTGTCGCGACCGTCGGATAGGGCGCGGCCCATCAGCTTGGGATTATCGCCGTTGTTGCCCTCGATCAGGTAGGTGTTATCGGCGCGGTAGTTCTTTTTAGCCAT